TACAAGCCATATCAACCGCCTTTTCGTAAGTGCCTGCACCTGTGTTTGCATAGACTTGTGCGTTAAAAATCGCCTTGCGGTACTTGTCATTGCTCATACGCAGGACTGCCGTTTCTGCCCTCTTCAAATCGTCTGTGGTCGATTTTACAAGAGCATTGAGCTTACGGTTATTGACCTTATAAAACTCGCCTGTGCTTGCTCCTGTGGGCATATGCGGTGTAAAGCCGTTCTTAATAGCCTCGAGGATTTTCACTTCCTGTTCTGCGTTGCCGTCGGCTCTTGCGGTGTGTATCATTTCTTCAACCTTGCTGTTAATGCTCTTGAACTGCTTGCCAAATTTTTGGGCGTTCGTTTTGCGGTACTCCTCAAGCGCCTTTAATTGTTCTGCCTGCCATTGGGTCCAATTATAGCCCTCTTTTTCTTCTTCCGCCCTGTGACGGCTGAAATTGCGCATCATACTGTCAATAAGTTCATTTTCGATTTCTTCAAAGGCTTTTCCGATATCATAATCACTCATCTGCAAATCCCGTTAAATCGTCAAAAGATGATGTTTCCGCCTCGCTCGCTATGCCCTGCTCCTCTTTAATGCGTTGTACCTCTTCGGCTTTCCAATCGTCAGACTTACTGTCGCCGTACAATTCCTCGACCGAGGTTTCAACCGACATCAAACCGCCCTGTCTTGCTTTTGACACGGTTTCAACCTGACTTTCAAAGCTCGGGTTCGCATATTCGCCGAAGTTGACGGATACCTCTATTCCGTCAACAATTCCCTTGCCGTTAAGCTCACTGTCGGCATTGAGTACAACTTCAACAAGGCTCTGCATAGCGTTCTCGGTGAGCTCAACAAGGTTCTGTCTTGTGTACAGAGTTGTTTTCTCTTTTTCTCGCTGTGCCTCGGCATTATCGAGTTTCTTTGTATCAATGCCTAATGTGCTTGGTGAAATTACACCCTGCAAACAAAGGTCAAGTGCGGTGATGTATGAGCTTAAATAGCTTTCGTGCTGAATCTGCGGACTTTCGGTGTAAATCCTGTTGCCGTTGCCGTTTTCCGACATATCGTTTCCTACTGCAATAAATCGGTTGTCAAACGGATTTGGCGATATCGGCTGACAGGTTTCGGGATTTCGAGGGATAAGACATTCAGGCACATACTGCTTTGTTCGGCAGGCTCTTAAAGCGTCCATCCACTGCGACCACACCTCGTCAAGGCTGTCGAAAGCGTCTGTTTTTATGCCAATAATGCCCGCACCTCTGCCTTTGTGGCACGATTTGCCGTAAATGACGGGTACTGCCCACATATACGATGTATCAAAGGTTACACCGTTGCTGTCTATCCAATCAAGTGCCTTAACTGTGTGTAAATCGACCTCTCTGCCGTTATCATCATACAAAACATAACGAATATAGCCGTAACCGTATGTTTCCTCAAAACGGAAATGTCGGTGATTTTGCGTGTAATCGGTATAAAACTTAACTTCTCTGATTCTGCCGCGCACATAAGTAAAGTCGATGTTTTCGGCAGGATACCATTCAACAATCGGAACATCTGATACAGCCGTGTCAAAGCTGACCTTAAAAGCACCGTCACCGACAACACATAGGTCAAGGAGCATTTGCTTTATTACACCTGCGAGTTTGTTTTCTTTCTCTATCTCCGCCCACCGTTCGGCATAAGCTGTCGTATTTTTGCTTGTAACCTCTGTACCGTTGTAGTCTGCAATCACAATATTAGCGAGTGTATCGCAAATGAGAGCGGGCAAGCCTGTGTGGATTTTTCGTATTTTCAGCCCTTTGGTACACTCGGCAGACCAAAAGCGTGTTTTGTCGCTGTCAAGCTGTGTGTAAAGCTGTGAAAGCTGTCTGCTGTTGCCCCAATACCAAATGCGGTTGGTAAAGCATTCAGTTTGATGATTGCTCGTTTCGTCAACGGTTATCGTTCTGTCGGGCGCTTTAGTGATATGTAAAAAATTTCTTAATCCTGTTCTGATTGTATCAGCCATTCTGTTTATCAGCCCCATTTATTTCACTTCCAATAATATTTTTAAACGGCAGCCACGCATATTGACTGCTATTTATGCAATGGTCGTGGCCGTCCTCGGGTGTGTTGTCTTTATCTTCTCGCCAGCTGTAAATTTCAAACTCGGCAATTGTATTCTTGCAATGCTCAAGCACAAGGAAACAATCTTTTGCGAGCCAGCCGAGAACAAGATTGATACGGTCGATTATCTTTGTTTTCTTCCACGCATTTGCAAAATCATAAATACAGCCGTTTTGCCGCTTGTACTTCTGAAATTCGGTAATAGTCGCTTGGTCGGCGTTGTCGATGAATGCTGTTCTCGCAAAGCCCCACTCCTCCCGGTTGCGGTCAAGAAAATCAATGAAATTTCGTACCGTATCACTCGGAGCAATCGGCGTTTGAAGTTCGGCATTGTTATACACCTTCTCGTCAAGCTGAATACACTTGCCCTTGTTTGTAATACCGAAAAAGGTCATTGCAATTGTGTCGGGTGACTTCTGCGAATATGCGGTGTCAAGTCCTGCCGTAAACTGAATAAAATGCTCGCTTTTACGGTCGGAGTTTAAAAACCGCTTTGCCCATTCTTTTGTTTTTATGTGCCTTGCCCTCTCAAAGTTTGAGAATACAAGCCCTGTTGCCCTGCCTCGCAATCCTAAGATTTTGTTTTTATAAAGCTTTGTTCCTTTTGGAGCAGAGGCTTTTTTCTTTTCAACCTGTTCGGGTGTAAGACTTAAATTATCTGCAAAAGAAAAGAACCAATACCGCCAATCCGGTACAGGTTCTTCGTTAAGCTCCGCCATAATCTCGGGCGGAACATCTTTTGCGTATTTCTTAAACGGTCTTGAACGGTTTACAAATTCTTTGTAAACAGGCAAAGACGGGTCATCGGGGTTAAGTGTTGCAAGCAAATAGTCATTACGGGTTGACATCTCTCGGATAAACTCAATATCGGCGGTGTTTATCTCATCAATATACACACAGCCAAACTGTGCACCGAGCACCATTTCCCATTTGTCCCGACTGCTGTAGCCGAGAATATAGATAATTTTGCCCTCAAACTTGATATGCGGGAGCTTGTAGTCCTTGTCGCCGTTACCGCAGTAAACAGCGTTTCGGTGCAGGTCGAGAATACCGTTATCCTGCTGAATAATGGTTTCTTCGGCTTTACCCGTTGTCTTGGCGGCTATTGCGTGCAGCTTTTTCGGCGACTGCGACACCATTCGCATAAACTTTACGCCGGCCCCGACTGTGGTTTTGCCCGAGGCGGTAGTGCCCTCAAGAAATTCAGCCGACACATTTGTTGTGTTTATGAAGTCAATGTACTTTTGCGACAAAGGAAAGCTACTCACTCAAGCCCTCACCGCCTAACTGTCTGAACACATCAGAGAGCTTTTCGGATTGCTCAACCTTTGCGTCAACCTTGACAATGTATTCACCCGTCATTTTGTTGAGTGTATCAATCGCACGAATACGGTCTGACGGGTCCTGCTCGGCACTCTTTGCAATGTCAGAGAGAGCAACCTGTCTGTCCTTAGCACTCATAATGCGTTCATCTTTGAGCTTGTCTGATAACTCTTTGATGTACTGTGAAATGCAACTAATTGCAACTAATTTGTGTGCATTACCTCTTGCATATTTTTCCGAATACCCGGCATTTATAGCAGACTGTTCGGCGTTACCGCTCTGCACATAATATTCCGCAAACTTCTTCTGCCTTGCATTTAATTTGTCTTTCACGGTATCACCGCCCTTTCGATTTTTCGATACAGCAAAACCGCCCTCAACGAGAGCGGTCTGCCGTTGTCTTGAAAATTAACTACAAAATATCTCTTGTTGTTGGCTTCTTCATTTTATATTATACTGCACCTAAACCGAAAAACCGAACAACTTTTACCAACGGTGGCGGTTGCACATAATTCTTATGTTATCCGGTGTATTTATTCCGCCTGTATCAACTGCTATCTTCGCCCAGCTGTATCGCAAGCTAAGGTGCATAAACAAACAGTTCTCTACAAAATCGTCACGGGAGAGGCTGTTGAGCGCTGCGTTTCGGCGAATTTCAAGGTTTTGTATCTCTCTCTGAATATCTGCAATCTGCACCACCGCATTGCCTACCTTGTCGGAGGTCTGACCTGACGGAACGATTCGTTCACCCAGCGTGCCTGCTGTGTTATCCGCCTCGGCAGAAATGCGTACTATCTTCGCCCTCAGTCTCGAAATCTCTCGGTTAATCTCCTTAATCTCTTTAGCCGTCAAGTTATCACCTCCAAATCATCAAGATAATCAGCAACAATGCCATACGCAAGCAGCATTCCCTCACTTATGTAATAGTTTCTGTCCTTTTTCATTGTCATTCTTTATGTTAAAATATAGGGATTTAATATCTATGGGAAGATGTATTACGCTCATTCTGAATCATCCTTTGGGTATTTGTCTTTAAACATTGCTTCAAAAATTGAGACGAGTACATTTACTACTATGGAGTTGCCTATTAGTTTATTGAGTTTACGGTAGCTAAAGCCAAGGCTCTTGGCTTTTAAGTATTCTTCTTTTGAAAAGCCCATTAGTAAGAACGCTTCTCGCAAAGTAAGCCGTCGGTATGTATCACCCT